AATAATAGACAATTATTTATTTTTTGCTTAAATACTTACTTACCACAAGATCCCAGATATGGCTCATAAGGTGCTGATGGGTGCTGAGGTCGGCGTTCGGCCATCAAACAGCGTGCAGAGTTTGTTGGTGCTGCCATCATGCCAGGTTGCTCAGGTGTAAAGAGACGATTCAGCATTGACATTTCACTGTTGAAAGGTGTTGAATTCGCTGATCCTGGACAGAGACACGTATTGTCGATATTGGAAACGCCACTCTTGCACGTCAGGACATTGTCATAAGCAGCCTCATTGGCACCATATAGTATAACACGATTGGCGACTGGATTTCGATACAAGTGCTTCACCGAAATACCATCAAAAACACTGGCCGAAGAATTGAGAGACGAAAATGGTTTCGCGACTGACATGGATTCAATTTAATTATACAACACGATTTTTTTTTTGAATTACTCATCCTCGGCCGAATGGTTGACATTTTCCTCTTTGACCACAATTGTATTTGAATTTTTACGTGCATTTTGTGCAACTGTTCGTGGTTGCTGTTGTCCTCCTCGACCCCGACCTCGTTGTGATGGACGTTTATTGATGGTCTTTGGTTTTGTCATGATATTCTCGATTTCTTGAAGTTCAGATTGTGAAAATACCATTTCGTTGTGCTCTTGAGTTGTTGATTGTTCTTTAACATTTGAATCATTTTTTGAGTCGTTCAAATCGTTCAAATCGTTCAATCCATTTGTTTCATCTTCATTCGATTCTTCAATTGCACTGAGCCGACGATTGTCAATTTTTGCATTACTCTGAAGTACACGATTTGAAACACGTTTGTTTTCGAGTGGTGCCGGTGGTGCCGGTGGTGACGATTGTGTTGGTGCCGGTGGTGACGATTGTGTTGGTGCCGGTGGTGACAATTGTGTTGGTGCCGGTGGTGACGATTGTGTTGGTGCCGGTGGGGACGATGTTGATGCTAGTGGTGACGATGCCGGTGGTGTCGGTTGTGTGTTTTCTTTTTTCGGTAAAACCGGTAGAGGGGGCAATATTAATTCCTTGCTTTTTTGCGGATCATCTGGAAGTGGCATTGGTTGAACACGGTTTGGATCAGTTGACTTTGATTTGTCACTTGTATCACTATTGCGTTCTTTTGCAAATAATCGGTCATTGGTTGGAAAATCTGCAGGTTGTGACGGAGATTTCGTGGTCTGTTGCAGGACCTGTGGTGTCGCTGGTGTCGCTGGTGTCGTCGTCGTCGTCGTCGTCGTCATCTGCTGCGGGACAACCTGTGGTGGTGGCAGTGTTGCCGTCGTCGTCGGTTGTTGGGAAACCTGTGGTGTCGTCGTCGGTTGTTGGGAAACCTGTGGTGTTATTTTCATTTCGGGCGACATTTGTTTCCTTGCCTCATCTGATAATATGATTGATGTTGATGGTGTTTGGAGCGTGAGCGACGCGGGAGACATGGGAGGTTGGATTGTCAAATTTGATGTGTACTTGTCCCATGGTTGATGATTGATGTTAAAGGACGATAGAACTGTCGAAACACCTGAATAATATCCAGACAAATAATTTAACTGCTCAATTGCTGATGTGCCCTCCCAAATCTCCTTTGTTGACACTTTTGCCAGAACAGGAACACCCTTCAACCACGACGGTTTCTCGATTTTTTTCACATCTTGAATGTGAACAATACTTTTCAGTTGCAGATTTTTTTCAATTATTTTAATCGCATTCTCACAACCTGCACTGCCAGATTGCACACAGTACAATACATATGCAAATGTAGACATCTTTGTTTTCAAATTATATTTATTTGTTTTTTTTAACTACGCGCTTCTTAAACCATTTGACAAGGTATCTGGGTACCGGTGACACAGACGATGTTTCGAATATAATCCTGTCTGGCGTGTTCAAATTCAGCGGCACTTCATTGTAATCACCATCCGATATTATTGTGTTGTCACGATTTTGATCACATTTGTCAGTGTCGTTTTCTTCGTGGCCATCATCATTTTCTTCTGAAGTCGATGGAGAATCGCCACTGTTGAATTCGTCGTCTGAATCAGTGTCCACTTTCTGCTTTTTTTTGTTTCGCCCAATCGGTGAAGATCTTTTCTTGCGCGATCCAAGACTTTTTTTCAATTCATGCTCTTCTTTTTTCATTTTTTTGGTTGCAATGTCTGTAATTTTGTCGGGTACATATGCATCACCAGTCAGTGGTGGTAATACAAGTTGCGAATCAATCGGGTCTGGACCATAATCCTCGAAATGTTTGAAACGTTCAACTTCCCAATTCCATTGCTCATGAATCTTGTGATTGTAACTGGGTGTTTTGTACAAATCAATGTATTTCTGCCAGGTTTGACGATAATTGCCATCAAAATCTTTCCAGTCCCACACACAAAAAAATTCAAAACAGAATCCATGATTGTATCGTCGAAAATACTTGATTTCAATCAATGTCAATTCAGGACTGTTTTGTTGAAAAATCCATTTGGCAACATGCTCACTGGTCCAATTATTGCATACACGTGGGTCCTCAACTGGAACGATTTTTTCGTCCTTGTCGTCAATTTCTGTGACAATTTCATTCGGTACAGGATCTGCACCAGCAGCAGCCTTGCTCAATTGTGCAGTTTTCACTTCCTGAGCCGCTTGGATTTGCTGATTCAATGCAGCAACCCGACGTTCATATCTCCAAACTGTCCACCCTTTGGGTTCCAAAACTTCCCATTGTGCATGAGAATAATAATATTGATCTTCATCGTCAACAAGTCGGACCGCCTCATTGATACTCTGAACAACTTTACCACATAGTTCCGGTGGACAGGTAAACTCAATTTTTTTTGTTTTGTAAAAATTTGCGCGAATTTCGGTTCCAATCCATCGAATTTCAATGAAATGAGGTAGAGATTGATCCATATGAAGATGAACAATGTGACTGATGATCAATGCACTCTGATTCTCGAGGTTCGGTGTAGTGTAGCGCGATGTAGCAATGATGGACACCCGAGTCCGTCTTTTTTTGCTTAAATACCCAATACCCAAAAGCAATGTCGCAACAATCGGCATCGGCGGGATCGTCATCGGCGGGATCCGATGCACTGGTATTCCCGTCGACTCCGAATTTTCAGCAAGCAAATGGCTGTGCGTTCTGCAAGTGTTTTCCTTGTGACAAGTGTGGACAATTGAACTTTATGAATGCTGGAAATCCACTGAAAGTTGAAAAAAAATCACCGAGGTCAATTGACACGACAATTTTGCAATTATTCAACACTGGGTGGTTTTGCTGTGGTTGTGAAACTTGTAAAGAACAACTTATTAGGTCTTCGGAACATTTCACCATTCAACCTTCAAAATTAAATGCTTTACTTGGTGATAATTTTAAATTCAAGTGGGGATATGATACAATTCGAGGTGGCTATAAGGTCGTCGAGTGTGTTCGCACTTTTCAAGTCGTTCTGCAATCAATTCCTGAATCCGAGTACCAAATGAAAATTATTGGTTCAGATGACAAGTGGGAAACAATGAAAACAATGGAAATGGACCGCAATCGACAATATTCAGTTAGTCTTATTGACCTTTTAGAGATGAATGGTTTCTTTCAACAGCAAGGTTCTTTTCCAATTGAAATGTGTTGCTAATAATAAAACATGAATAATAACACATCACCCTATTATCGTTCACCATATGAATCTTATTCAAATTATGATTCAACAAATGATATATCAAACCTTGCCCGCATGCAAGCAAGTCCTGAAATAATTATTGGACAACTGCCTCCTGTTCAAGTCAAAGTTTTTCAACAAACCCCTGAGAAAACCACCTCATCATATGCTTGGCTTTGGTGGACCCTTTTGATTTTATTGATTATTCTGATTATTCTTGCTGCTGTTTTTCATCAACAAATTTCCGATTATTTCAATCCACCGCCATCATCATCTGGGCCGCCGCCGCCATCATCATCTGGGCCGGCACCACCGCCATCATCATCTGGGCCGTCACCACCACCGCCATCATCATCTGGGCCGGCACCACCACCGCCATCATCATCTGGGCCGGCACCGCTGCCAGTCCCGCCGGCACCACCACCGCCATCATCATCTGGGCCGCCACCGCCAGTCCCGCCACCACCGTCACCATCATCATCTGGGCCGGCACCGCTGCCAGTCCCGCCGCCAGTCCCGTCACCATCATCTGGGCCGCCGCCGCCAGTCTCACCCGCAACATCAATCAAAAAAAGCGAAGGAGATCGAGGTGGTCTAGGAAATCAGGGAAATTTCAGAAAATTCAGAAATTCTAGAGATGAGCAACACAAGACACTTGAATTTTTTATTCCACATTCTGGCGTTCCTGGGTGGGATTAACAATCGTCTCATCAATAGTTTTAAAAAAATTCAATAAAGTTGAATTGTTTTCGATGTGCTTTTGTGCGGCAATATTATCTTGTTCTTGTTCACTTGAATGTTTGTCCTCTTGGGTAACGGAAGAAACGGAAGAAATCGGAATGCACCTCACGATTCTCAAGGTTTGAAAACCAACAGACCGAACTGCGTCAACTTCGTTTTGGAAACGACAGTCTGAGACGACAATCGGGTGTCCATTTGTTTTGTTGTCATTCCACCACCGAAAGAAATTACGAATCCAACATGATTGGATTTGTGGGAGGTATTTGTGCAATTGATTTCTGAAAAGATCTGTTCCAATTTGCTGAAAAAGATAACGTGGTGAAACACCCCAGCGAGGATCAACATTATTTTTTTCCTCAACGTGGTGTAATTGCGAATCAGATAACGTAAACAATTGCTGTACACCAAGTTTCAGTGGTTTCGCAAAATAGTATTCAACATATCCGTATTTATCACAAAGATACTGGGTTGCGGTTGATTTTCCACTCTTCATTTTACCAATGAATGCAACACATGGCAGGTTTGAAGATGTCATCGACGAAATTGATGTTACTGTCGTAATTTGCGCCGTTGATTCCGCATTTTCTGAAACCTCTGAAACCTTGGCCGCATATTCAAGAAAGGTTTGGTCACGTGGTATTTTCAAATTCGGCAAAAACAACATCCAGTCCTGATTCAATGCAATTTTTAATGCGTTATATATTTCGCTTCGTGAAACTTGCCAAAATGCGTCCTTTTCTTCTAATGAACATAATCCAGAAAAGTCCAAATTAAAAAACAAACAACACGCTTTTTGAAAATGGTCCGACATTTATTTGAGTGATTTCACATTTTACCAACCTAATGAAACGCTGCGAGATAATTGAGTTAATCCAGAGCCTCAAACTTATAATAATAATAATAATAATAACTGAGAATCGTTGTACAAACATCTGGTGAACAAAAATGTTCGAGACCATGCCTGACACAGAATTGACATTTTGATGAGGGACATCTTCTTGAGTGTCGTGTACCGTCCATGAAGTCATGAATTGCTGCTCGGATTGAATACACGTAGTCAACACCATTAACTGTGAGATAGTCTCCAGAATCATATGATAATATCCAGTCTTCGAGTTTTTCACGTTTTCTTTTCACATGTGATGATTTGAAAATCACGTGATGAAGTAATGCATCAAAGTGTGTCCAGTGTTTTGGTTCAAAACTTTGAACTCGTGTATGATTGCAAAAAGTCTCAAAGTTGGCCCTGAAATTTTCAAATGATGATTTTCCTGGATCAAGAGGCCCTTTTTCTGGTGGACACAATTGATACATTCGTTTCACAATTGAAAATAACAAAAATACGCGATGCTCGAAAACAAACTTGTCACCGGTGAAAAGCATGTCGCCATTCTTTGCTGAAGAAATGTAGAAATCATATTCTGCCCCATCCGCAGATTGTCGCAATTCAACTTGACACATGGATGATCCGGGATTGTCGACATATGCGAAAAACCTCATGACACATCCTTCAGGCATGGTTTTTTTGGGGTTTGTCACAATAAATCCGCATAACGGCTCCGAAGCCATCATAAAAGGGGTGTGGCCAGTTAACGAGTACAAGATTGTCGTTTCCATGTGTGACATCAATTGTGTAAATACACGGCTCTGTTCATCATTGGAAAACTTTGGTAACAGAAGCGGTTTATTTTCAACAAGCGGAAATGGATGCCAGTGCGAAAATGCAAATGAAGATGATAAAGAAGACATTTGTTGTTGTTTGTCCACTCACGATTTATGTTGTTTGGATTTTAATGTTCAATTCTGTTATTGTCTTGACGTTCTTTCCGTTCTTATTGTTCTTATTGTTCTTGTCGTTGTTCACTTAATTCTTCCCGTAGCATATTGGGTTTAGATATTCCCATCGCCACAATCCATTATTTATTGTTTCTGTACAAAACGAAATCCTTCAAAAAAATCGTCAACAGTCATGTTTTCATCAAAAGGACAATCTTCCTGCATTCGTTCTTTTCTTGCCTTCTCATCAGCGATACTCTGATGTTTTACTGAATCCACGTGCAACGTAAACAATAAAATGCACAACGCATCTGCCATATCATGGAGTCGTCCTGATGAAATCCAACTTGAACATTGATTTAAAAATGTCTCAGCAACACGAGTTGTTTCAATTTTGCGCATTTCGTATGTGAGATGCCCGATTCCAAGCCATTTGTGCATTGCGTTTGGTGACACAAGTCGTGAAATGGAACGAAACTTGCCGAATAAAAGTTGTTCAACATGTACAAGTCCTAAGATGGGTTGTCTTTCAATAAGAAGGAAATCGATATTTGCAAACAAATGCGCGTATTCTTGAAACAAATGTTCAAGTTTATCAAATACATCGTTTGAATGATGTAAACGACATTGGTTTCTTGGAACCTTGCAGTGTTGAATTTGACTAATGTTTATCACTTTTGCATCGAGTATTGATTTGATTTCAAAATTTTCAACAATTGCCTTCACAAGTGCTAAGTTGGTGATTCCAACGTCGACAGACAAGTATATCATTTGGTAAATGCCGCAATTTTTTTTTAAAACTTTAAATAAAATTATATCACCACTACATATGTCTGAAATGAAACGTGAAATTGCACCCAATTTGCCAAATTTATGTCCGAGAACCCTCGCAACTGCAGTTGTAGTTGTTGTCAGTGCCGAAGAGAAAATCAATCAAGCCATCATCAGTACCGAAGAGAAAATCAACTCAGCCGTCATCAATACCGAAGAGAAAATCAACTCAGCCGTCATCAATACCGAAGAGAAAATCAATTCAGCCGTCATCAATACCGAAGAGAAAATCAATTCAGCCGTCATCAATACCGAAGAGAAAATCAATCAAGCCATTGTTAACACTGAAAATGAATTAGTCAATCAGGCCGTCATCAGTACCGAAGAAAAAATCAATTCAGCCGTCATCAGTGACGAAGAGAAAATTAATCAAGCCATTGTGAACATTGAAAATGAATCAGTCAACCAAGCCGTCATCAGTACCGAAGAGAAAATCAACCAAGCCATTGTGAACATTGAAAATGAATCAGTCAACCAAGCCGTCATCAGTACCGAAGAGAAAATCAACCAAGCCATTGTGAACATTGAAAATGAATCAGTCAACCAAACCAATCATCCAAAAGTAGCCGAAGTAGCAACACCTTTCTCTGAAAAAATCTATGTTGGTCGTGACATCCATGCATATACAAGACAGGTAAATAAGGCTGCAGATAAATACAAGGACATTTTTGTTGGACAACTGGATGTGGCGGATTTTGAAACAATTCTCAGAGAAATGTCGACTTCTTTTGGTGTAAAAACGGCATTTGTAAATTTGAGGAATGTATTTTATAATGGAGCCATCACAGATCCGGATGTACCGTTTATCAATGTCGCAATTCTGCTGCAGAAAGTTTGGAATCAAGTCAAAGAATCTGAAAAAACAGATAAATCATCTTCCAGTTTCAGATCACATTTCAATCAAACTCTTGATGACATCGGTATGACATGTATCCAGGGTATCAGTCACAGATTGCTGATTGATTTTGTTGCATTTTGTTCAGATTAAAGACCACCACACGTCTGAAAGAAGCAAATAAATACAATAAACATGTATAAATAAATATCAACAGTATTTTTACATCCGTTTCACATGTCAAAACACCCGAATCCATACGTAAAAACACCGTCGACGATAAATTTTGTTCAAAATTATCGAATCCCGTATCGACTATGTCCACAATGTGGATCTGGTATTTTGCGAATCAATAATAATACACATCTCACGTGCACATGTGGACATATATTGTATGAATGTCCAACTTGCCTTGATACGCGTGTTTCAGATCGCCGTGAAAATATCACCTACTGCGGATTACTGCATCCTTATCACTTGTGTGTTGTTCATAAAACTCCTGTTGTTGGTATTGTTCAGTGGAGAGATCAGAAGTGCACCTGCTCACAAAACCCACAATCAATAATTCGTCAAAAAGAAATTCCACAATGGCAGAGTGCGTTTTTGTGAAAATTTGTCTGTTGTTCGTTCAAACAACAAAAATAAGTCAGTTAAATAATATCAAACAACTCGACCGTTGCAACACAAATGAATCAAAATCGCGGCAATGTCAAACACAATACGAATGGCGGATCGAAAAATCCGAAAAACGAAAACGGTAAGAACACAGAGGACGGACTGGGTTTTTTTGGAAATGACGCTGCAAAGCAAAGTGGTCGCGCGGCAACATCGTCCTCTGTTCAAAACGGAAGGCGTCAAATCAGTCCAATCAAACCTCAACAACAACAACAACAATATTCCCAGCCTGCATTAAATACTGGAACGAGTGGGACTTTATTTTTTCCGACAGACCGCAGCAGTCATCAATTTGTGCAACCTGGTGATTTGTTCAATGGAATGGATTTACCACAAGATATCAAGGAAAAAATCAATCATTGGCGGGAAAAGAAGAATCAAAAAGATCAAATCCGCTTATACCAACAACCTGTGGGGATGGAAACACAAGCGCAACCGCCGGTATCTGTATCGAGTCAGTACGAATTGGGTGAAAATAATCTTCCACGAACATTTGGAAATCCAAATCGATCGCCTTCTGATTCCAAGGACAGAGGTCAAACAAAATCGTCATTGACTCAACTTCCAATCGTAATGGAACAGTCCTTCCAGCCACCAAGGCCTGTACAATCTAGTCAAATGTCTCAACCAACTATTTTATACTCCAATACGCCACAATTTGCATACGATGTACAAACCCAGCCAACACAGTCGACCCAGGTAACCCAGCCGACCCGGCCGACCCGGCCGACCCAGGTGAGCCAGCCGACCCAGGTGACCCAGGTGACCCAGCCGACCCAGCCAACCCAGCCTACCCAGCCTACCCAGCCTACCCAGCCGACCCAGCCGACCCAGCCGACCCAGCCGACCCAGACGATTCCGTCTATTTTTGACGCAAACACTCAAGAAATCATGAATCGGCAAATTGAATATCAGGTTACGAAGATCCTTGATCAATTAAAGAAAGAAAGACCAGAATTGACAAATCAAGCCGAAGTGATGACAATTGTCAATCAAAAGATTCGCAAATTCGAAGATAACATTCAGCAGATGAACGTGTCAAATCAGAGGCTGCGTGATTCTGTTGATCAGATGAGTGTAAAAGTGAATGCAGTTCAAAGCAATGTGGATCAAGTAAAAAACCAATCAGGCGGAACAGCACTGACCGAAGAAACAATGAGATCGTGGGTTCAATTTTTTCTTGGCGAACAAATTGGTTTATTGAAAACAGAGATGGGTGAAGTGATGGACACCAAACTAAGTTCTGTCAGGACCGCCATCAAAACACAAGAAGCCAATACGCATGTAATTGACGTGAAACTTCAGAATACACTGCAAGAAATGTGGGAATCAGTGTGTTTCGTGTATGGAACAGTACTGAGTGAGGTGTACCTCTATACAAATTCAGATAAAGACAGCAGTCAAATATACAAGTGTGCAGTTGGCGACAAACTCATGCTCGAATACCCAATCATTGAGTTTGACGATGATCGATGGATGAAAGTCAAGTTGGTCGACGCAACAACAGCCCAACTGAAGCACGCATTTGTTCCGGTCTTTATGAAATCAAAGGCTTACGTTGGAAATTTTTGTCTTGTTTAATGTTGTTTAAATAAATATTCCACATGGCAGATGATGTTGATTTTGGTGCAATTGACAAATTAGTAAGACGTGTGTTCACAAAGATTCCACAAGCCCCAAATTCAATTCAAATCGAGATTATTAACGGCGGCACTGATTCACACGCTGTTTTCAAAACGCTGGGATTACTACTAACACACGGCATTGAGCACGTTTATGGCGAAGATGTACAATTTGAATTTATTAACATTGATCTGATGAAGAAATATATAGCATCAGTCGGATGGAGAGCAATCATCAATCCTAAATCACAAAAAGAGCACCCACGTGCATTACCATGGATGCTGCGTATTCCTTGCGGAAATATATATTTCAGTGTGGTCTTTGAACCTAATATCTAGGTGCAAATTCGCGGATTTATGTTTCGAGAAATAAATCTATTGTTTGCAGAATTTTTTATTATTTTTTATTATTTTTTTTGTGTTTGTTTTTGCATAGTTCAATCGCATGGTATTCATCATCATCATGCGTATTGTCCCAGCACACAGTTTCCGCTGCTGCACGCATTTTGATTACTTGTGAGAGTTGCAGTTGGTGCTGCAGAGTAATTTCCATAAGAACTGCATGAACCCCATGCTTCGTTTGCCGTCATTGTTGATGCTTCGGCTTGTTGCCTGAGGTTAATATAGGACGGAATGCCTGCCAACCAGGCAGCAGGATCAGAAGTACTCTGAAGTCCACGTTTCAGAAATGGACTGTCATATACATCTCGGGACATGAAGAGATTTGTTGCTTGCGCATTTTTCATTCCTGCTCTGACCGGACCCAATCCTCCACCTCCCTCAGCGGTGGTTGCTGATCGGGGGTAGATTTGCGATTTCGAACCTTTCAAAGTTCGCATTTGATGGTGGTTTTGTTGTTGTTTGGTTTCTGGTTCGGCGGCGGCCACAGTCGCCTCTGAATTAGCACCGACACGACACACACTGGCTGAATTCACTGCAGTTGACAGACATCCCCAAGGCGTGTCTCGTGTGTCAACGTCTTGTGAATGGAATGTACCCAGACATTGACCAACATCGCCTCGATATGACTGACACTCACCAATAACCCTGCTGATGGCACCCCAAGCAACAGGTATTATATAATCTGCAGGTCCACCACATGTTGTGAAAGCAGGTTCAATTGGACTGTATGTTTGCACTGCTGGAAGGTAATATTCGTTAACTTGCATTGTTGTTTATTTTACAACTACAAAAAAAATAGTGTCTCAGTTGAAGAATAAGTTGACTAAGTTGCAAACCATCATGAATTTATGTTAATTGAAATAAAGTGCGATGATGTCCGACGCAACTAACCGTCAGTATTTTGATCAAAAAGAAAATGATATGGGGAACTCTGTTGTATCAATTGATGATGTCACTATTTGTAAACTTTCAAAACTGAATATAAATGCAAAGCCATTTTTCAATCAAAGACCATCTGTTCAAGATGTTCGGTTGAATTCATCTGTTCAGGATGTTCGATGGAATTCATCTGTACAAGATGTTCGGTTGAATTCATCTGTTCAGGATGTTCGTTTGAATTCATCTGTACAAGATGTTCGGTTGAATTCATCTGTTCAGGATGTTCGTTTGAATTCATCTGTTCAAGATGGTCGGTGGAATTTATCTGTTCAAGATGTAAAAGAGGGAGGCAGCGACAATTTTTGTAATAGTCGTATCACAAAAAAAGATCCATTCGAATCATTTCGTAAACAGGGCCAGCGAACAGTTTGCGGATCGTGTATAATTTCTGAAGGACACGTATTGCTAGTGAAACAGCGCGAATGTTCAAAATGGGGATTTCCCAAAGGATCAAAAGAATGGAACGAGAGTAAATATGCGTGTATGATGCGTGAACTTCACGAAGAAACGGGTATACATCTGCATCAACAAACACATTGTGATTTATTGTATTCCAAAACGTTTTTTGAGAGTACAATTTATTTTTTTCACATTCCAACAAGGATTATGAATATAAAACCACACGACATCACTGAAATTGAAACAGTCGCATGGATTCCAATTGGTGAATTGAAAAAAATGAGCCTCAATAGAATTACTGATTATATTAATCGAAATATTCTGTCAAAATCATCTTTTCCAATCAAAACTTGTACAAAGAGTTTCCATGGTGCTTCTGTTGATCATCTGTCACCGTCAACATCGTCATCAACATCGTCATCACCATCGTCATCAACATCGTCATCACCATCGTCATCACCATCGTCATCACCATCACCATCACCATCGTCATCATTACCATCGTCATCATTACCATCGTCATCATTACCATCGTCATCACCATCGTCATCACCATCGTCATCACCATCGTCATCACCATCACCATCACCATCGTCATCATCACCATCACCATCGTCATCATTACAATCTTCATCACAAGGTCATGTTGTTCTAACGACTGACGATGGACAAATAAAAGTTGCAAACGTAGTAGGTGATTCAAAAGAAAAAAAAGAAAATGACAAAAGTCCCCGGAAACATTGTAATGATTTGTTTCATAATTTCAAATTGACAAAGCCGCGTTATCATCTTTCCAGTCATGGCATGGACAATAGACAAAAGTCGCCCAGTGAAACGCAAAAAAGAAATTCAAGATGGCAATACAATGGCCAGAAATGCGAAATTCGACGAGTACGTTACCCGTAAATACACCGAATTACTGCAATCTCAAGAAAAACAAATTGCCGAACTTCAGCAACAAATCAACCTTGCATACGCCGAACAAAAAGAACTATCGTTGCAAAATAGTCGTGGGTTAATTCGCCGAAAAATACTTCTTGAAAATACATTGAAGAATTTTAACAAAAAAATTGAAGCAGCAAAATGCGGGATTGCACTTGACGATTTTAAGAGGAAAGTGTTGCCTTATATGGAGGCGTACGAACGCGAATTACAAGTGCTCGCTGTTAGTAAATTACGAGAAACTGTATCAACTGGAAGTTTATTACCACATGACGATGTGAAAGCCGATACAAAGCCAACAAACAGTGTTATGAAAGATTTTATTCACGACATTGAAAACATCCCACTCGAAGTGAAGCCGATGCCGAATGAAATATGTGACGAATGTGACGACGTCATGGTTCTAGAGTCACGATCATCAACGTTGATCTGTCCGGGATGTGGTAACTGGAAACATTACCTGGATGCAACCTCTTCTCACATGGCCTACGGAGAGGAAGTTGAATTTACAGCGTTTGCCTATTTGCGGATGAATCACTTTAATGAGCGCCTCACCTACTCTCAAGCAAAAGAAAGCACACGAATCAGTGATGAAGATATTAAAAAAGTGATGGATAGAATTATTGAGCGACGCATTACTGATGTAGATAAAATTACGATGGATGTTACCTATGGAATAATGAAGGATTTAAAAATGAGACACATATACAAGCAGAATGCACAATTGTGGTGCAGAATCACGTCAAAACCACCGAAACGTATGAGTCCGGAACAAGAAGAACAACACCGAAGTATGTTTCGCGCGGTGAATCGTCTATGGCCGAAATACAAGCCAGAAGAACGGAAAAATTTCCTGTCTTACAATTATCTCCTCTTCAAATTCTGCCAACTGCTGGGGATGGACGAATTCTGTGGACTCTACAAACTTTTGAAAGGCGAACGAAAACTCAGCCGACAAGATGAAATTTTCAAGCAAATCTGTGAAGATCCTGAACTTCAGTGGGAATTCATCCAGAGTCAACATTCTGATCAATTATTCATTGCTGATTTTTAGTACTGTGTGTATAATGATATCACGCTACGTATGAATAAAAAACATGTGTTTTTTTTGTCAGAGAAAATAAACAAGTATATTTTTCACATTCTCAATTGTTCAATGTCGACAACTTTCTCTGTTCCACTACCACCGCTGAGCGATGTTGCGGCCGCAATCTCCGATGATGTTTCAGAGTCAGACAAAAATGTTCACGGACGTTCACATGATGAAAGTGACGCAATCGATTCAACTGGTGATGTGAGGAGTGAAAAATCAGCAAAACGTGGCCGCAAAACCAAAGCAGTTGAATCCGAGTCAGGCGATGTTGGGTTGGTCAAATCTGCATTCAGCAGTTCCTCTGATCCAGAAGAAGTGGAAAGCATTTGCCGTCCTTCTTTTACAAAGAAACAGATCTTTGAAATCAGTCGGAAGTTTGATTTTTTCATGATACTGAATAATTGCACGCCATTCAAAGATCTCGTTGATCTAATTCATCCTGTTCTCGAGCGAATCAGTTTCAATGTGATAGAACGGATGACAAAAAGCGGCAAGATATTTCGTGGAATTACAATCAACAGTATGGATCCAAACAAAATCGCAATGATCACCGCACGTCTGCGATTTGATACGATTTTTCCTGAAATTCTCGAGGCAGATCAGGATTTTTGTATTTCATCTGCGACGTTTCCAGAAATGATCAAGAGCATCGAAAAAGGATCATCAATGGAAATCAAACGCGTGAAATCAGGAAACGATGTGATCATTCGCGGTTTCAATCCAAATGTGAAAAATAACGAATCCATCATTTCTTTCCCGACTATTGACAATTCCAGTGACAACAAGGAAAATTACAAATTCAACACGATGGATTACAAATATTCAATTGATATTGAATTGGCATCTCTTCGTGCGTTGGTCCGAATTGCCGCATCTCAACCGATCAGTGCTCGAAATATTGAATTCAAAATCTTTGAACTTCTCAACACAAAATCTGGAGAAAAGATCAACAAACTCAGTATCAGTTATGACTGTGGACCGAATGTGGTATCCTTGACGAGAAACTTTTATTCCAAGACAAAATGGGACAAAGAGCAAAAACAAACGGTCATTACATCTTCTGATTATTCGGACGAAGAGGAAATTGAAGATGAAACTCGGATGGTACTTGTTCTCGAAGAAAAATTCACAACAAAATATCTGCACCTATTCCTCAAGTCAATGGACCGCCAGATCATCAATATTCTGATATCCAATGGCAAGCCGCTTGTAATTATCTATCCTCTCAATGGTGGCGAGGACATTGGTCGTTGTAATTTCATCCTTGCCCCTTCCAACAAAGAAGGCAGTGAATAAAATGTGTTTATTTCAGTTGTTACAATAGTTGCAATAAATACAATAGTTACAATACAATAGTTACAATACAATAGTTACAATACAATAGTTACAATACAATAGTTACAATACAATAGTTACAATACAATAGTTACAATACAATAGTTGCAATACAATAGTTGCAATAAATACAATAAATACAATAAATACAATACAATACAATAGTTACAATAAATACAATACAATACAATAGTTACAATAGTTGCAATAAATACAATAGTTGCAATACAATAGTTGCAATACAATAGTTGCAATACAATAGTTGCAATACAATAGTTACAATAAATACAATAGTTGCAATAAATACAATAAATACAATACAATACAATAGTTACAATAGTTACAATACAATACAATAGTTAGTGTTTTTTTTTGCGCAACGACGGCACCAAGATCAAATATTGCGATTGGTGACTCTGGAGAAATTTCAATCATGACGTTTGATACGGGGTTTTTGAAAACGTCTCACATGATTCAGACCATTATTAAAACATTGCCGTTTCTCAAAATACTTTTTATTTAATTATGATTATCATCAACAGTGATTGGCGGTGGCTGCAGAAGTGCGGAGACTGATGATGACAACAACGACACAACAGGTTCCGAAACATGCGACAAATCAAGTTGAGGTTGCGATTTTCCACGTTTCCTTGAACTCGTCACATTATCTGGGTCCACTGGTCTTCTCTTGCGTGACTTGACGGGCGCCGGAGCCCCATCATCCGCG